GTAAGCTTTGCCCCAATTTTCATTGTCAATTCTTCTTGTTTTGGGGGTGTAGTCGAATTGGAATATAACGAATCCATGCATTTTACCTGTAAGTTTTCCGTCTCCATCAACTTCAGGACAAGTTGCATCCGTATATTTTATACCAGCTTGCTGCATCAATCTTAGCAAGTTAAACCCATTATCTAAACCAGTCGGAACGGTTGCCATAGGTAGCAACCCCTCAGGCCCAACAATTTGCTGAGCCAGCGCAGGATTATTCTCTTCAGGCTTTACTACCACATGAATTCTATGGTTATCATATCGCGATATGGCATTTTCAGTGACAAACCTCCTATCCCCTACAGAACCCAACCCTACTTCACCCCCAAAGCCTAAATTTTCTAAAGCTCTTGCAGCTAACTGGAATTGAAAAGGATTACTATCGGGCTGACCATTGTTGTTATCATATAATTCAAAAATTTGGTTTAATTCGTTCTGCGCCCATAGATTAGTTTTATAGGCTGACCATTTAAATGCCCAACAAACACTGCCACCTGCCCGATGACCAACTCCACAAACCATTTTGGCTGTATTCCAACTGTTTTGATCAAGCCAGTGAAGATAATCTAATTTACTTCTTTTTACTGTTGCACTGCGGTATACAGCGTTATTACGACTACTTCCAACGTTAGCTGACGCATTTCTAGACCAAGGCTGTATATTAGTGTTTAAAGAGAAGAAAAATTTCTTGCCACTAGTCCAATATCGTCGGATATAAGCTCTAATATTAATAGCATAACGGTTAGATTCGCGGGGATACTTCTGTCTTTGAGCAAAATCAGATCCCCTTCTGTCCCTTTTCCTAATGAACATGAAATTAACATCACCTCCACTAGCAGCATATTCATTAGAGTCTGGGGAGGGATCACCGCCCTTTCTAAGTTCCGTTACCCTTCCCCCGCGAGTTTTTGTGGCATTATCACTTAAAGCTTTAAAAAATAATTGAGCATTATTAATTCCACCGTCTGTGGGCGTGGCTAATTCCATAGCAGGTAAATCTCGCATAGCCGCTATAGCTTGAGGGCTAAGATTTACCTCCCTCATTTCCTTGCTGTTACTCACAGCAATGGGGGTGTCATCTAAATATATCCCCTCTAAAATAGATAGCCCGTGCAAAAGATTACCATAACGATTCACAAGTCCCTCTATGGGTCCATCACTAATCAAATCTAAAGTTTCAGCATAACTAAAAGAAGCTCCATATTGTAACTCACCCATAATGGGTGGCCTGTAAATAGGAGGTTTTTGCTTTGCTTTTTTACCCGCACCAGCAATAGCTATTTTCTTTAATATATGACTCATACTTTGTTGGTATGCATTGTGGGTCCATAATTGCTGTCAAGTCCCTTTAGGAAAGGATTAAAAGTAAGAGCATCTTCTGGTTTTTGATTCTGAGCATACGATTTAATCGTTGCTTGAATCACCTGACTTCCAACTTTTAATCGTCCATA